TCTGCCATCGCTTATGACAATGCACAGGAAGCATGGACTGCACGTTACAACCACGAAACTATCGCGATGGGCTTCTCCATCACGGAAGAGGCTGTGGAAGATAACCTGTACGACTCTCTGTCGGCTCGTTATACCAAGGCTCTGGCCCGTGGTATGGCATACACCAAACAAGTTAAAGCAGCGGCTATTCTGAATAACGCTTTTAACTCGTCCTACGTGTATGGCGACGGCGTATCTTTGTGCAACACAGCTCACCCGCTGATCTCCGGCGGTACAAACAGCAATCGTCCTTCGACCGCTGCTGACCTGAATGAAACTTCGTTGGAAAACGCTGTTATTCAGATCGCTGCTTGGACAGACGAGCGCGGTTTGCTGATCGCTGCTAAGCCCAAGAAGCTGATTATTCCTCCAGCTTTGATGTTCGTTGCAACCCGTCTGTTGGAAACCGAACTCCGCGTCGGTACCACTGACAACGACATCAACGCTTTGAAGAATAACGGTTCGATCCCCGAGGGATACACCGTGAATCACTTCTTGACCGACACCAATGGCTGGTTCCTGACTACTGATGTTCCCAACGGACTGAAGCACTTCGTGCGTACTCCGCTGGCCAACAGCATGGACGGTGACTTTGACACTGGTAACGTCCGCTACAAGGCACGTGAGCGTTATTCGTTCGGTGTGTCTGACCCTCTGGGTATCTTCGGATCGCCCGGTTCGTCTTAATCGGACTCAGTAAGGTAGAGGTGACTGGCCTGCCACTAGGGCTCCTTCGGGAGCCCTTTTTATTTGTTGACACGAGCTAAAAATAGTGTATATTGGCGCTAATCCGGGCTTTCCGGTGCATCAAACAGTCCCGGCTGACGACATACCGATTGATGCGCCTAACTTGTATGTAAGGAATCATCATGGCATTCGCTTCCCACCTAGGCCCGTGGCTGCTTGGTACTGTCAAAGACACTACTGGCACTACTGCTGGAACTATCCGCAATATGGGCGCTACGTCCGTTGGACAAATCAAAACTGTAGCCTATAACGATACTGCCGCAACGCAAGCATTTGTATTGCCTGCTGGCGCTTTTATTACCAGTATTGTTTTGTACCAAACAACTACATTTACATCCGGTACTACCGGCACATTTACTGTGTATGTAAACGGTACTTCTGTTGGCGCTTCGACAATTACTACCGGTACTGCTGGTAACTTGTCCATTACCCCTTCTAGCACAGCTATGGTGGCTTTGTGGAATAACGTCGGCTCTACTGATGCAATCATTACCTATACCGGCGCTACATTAAGCGCTGGCGCTGGCACATTGCTTGTGGAGTACATCGTGCGCGGTTCGGACGGTGCGGCTAACCCGACATCGGCTTAATTAATCTCAGGGGCTTCGGCCCCTGCTTTATAGGAGATTGATTATGATGCAAACTGATGTAAATAGTACTCACCTTAGCACCGCAGGTACTATTTTTGCTGGGCGTGCTCGCCTTAAAGGTATGGTCGTAGCCCCCGCAGTTAGCACTGCTGCTACGTTTGAGTTCCGGGATAAAAGTGCTACTGGGCCTATTCTGTTCCAAATGGATATTCCCGTAAACTCTAACCCCAACTCGTACTACATCACTGTACCGGGCGAAGGTATTTTGTATTCCACTGGTATTTACCTAACTTTGAGCGTTGGTTCCGTAACGGGAATTACGGCGTTTTATGGCTAAGTCACCCGCATGGACACGCAAAGAAGGCAAGAATCCCAATGGTGGCCTGAACGCCAAGGGACGCGCCTCAGCCAAAAAACAAGGTATGAATTTGAAACCTCCCCAGCCGGAAGGCGGCAGCAGGCGCGACTCTTTCTGCGCAAGGATGACTGGGATGAAGAAAAAACTTACCAGCGAGAAGACGGCAAAAGACCCGAACTCTCGCATCAATAAGTCCTTGAGGGCTTGGAATTGCTAATATGGACTGGCCTATTTGGAATGTCATCCTGTCCTTCTTGTCAGCGGCGCTTCTGCTGTGGGTCAATTTGTCCCATGCGGAAGTAAAGCGATTAGGCATTCTCCTAAGCAAAACTCGGGAGGAAAATGCTGAGAAGTATGTGACCAAGAATGATATGCACGCTGATATCAATCGCGTACTGGCTCGCCTTGACCGGATGGACGAGAAGCTCGATGCTTTTATGAAGGAGCAGCGCAGTGCCCTCAACTAGCAAAAAACAACATAACTTTATGGAAGCCGTGGCGCACAACCCCGGCTTTGCCAAGAAAGTAGGAATCCCGCAATCCGTGGGTAAAGATTTCGCAAGTGCGGATAAAGGCCGCAAATTTTCTAAAGGTGGTGATACTATGGCTACAAAAATGAGCGCAAAAATGGCTAAGTTTGAGAAATCAGGCAAAGACGTTGAAAAGCCCGGCGTTAAAGAAGGTTCCGCCAAAGATATGGCAATGGACCGTATGCAGATGATGGGTATGAAAAAAGGCGGCGGTGTCAAAAAGATGGCTTCTGGTGGTTTTACTAAAGAAGCCAACGGAATCGCTCAGCGTGGTTTAACCCGTGCTAAACAGATAAAAATGGCCAAAGGCGGCAAAGCCTGATAAGGAGCTTTAATATGAAAAAAGCTAAACGCTTTGGAGGTGGGGGCCGTAGCTCTTACCAAGGTAACGAAGATTCGTATACCCAAAATAGTGACCCAGATGCAGCCGAATCCGTAGATAAAGGCGCGCTGTCTCGCCGATTGGCCGCTGCCGCCGCTGCACGCGCCGCTACTCCTGCCTCAACTCCGGCTGCTGCTCCTTCCCGCGATTTTGATGTAGTTGAAGCTCCTGCCCCCACCGCAGCCCCAACTACCGTTGCTGTTTCTATGCCAACACGTCCGGGCCAAGATCGTAGTGGCGCGCCAATGCCCACGCGCCCCGGTCAAAATACAAGCGGCCCTCCTCCTGCTCCAGTTAGTTCTGGCCGCAAACCATCGGTATCGCAAGCAGCTTTAAATGCTATGAAAGATCAAGAAATTATTGATCGTATAAAAGGCCGTAAAAAACCGTATATGACCGATGAAGCTGGTAACAATATGAAGCGCGGCGGGTCTGTTAAAAAAATGGCTTCCGGTGGTTCTACTTCTTCGGCTTCTCGCCGTGCTGATGGTATTGCTCAACGTGGAAAAACACGCGGCAAAATGTGTTAAGGATTAAATATGTCACGCCCTAGCCAACAAGAAATTGACGATATGCGCAACGCCCCCAAAATGGACAAAGCGTATATGGATTCTTTAACTTCAACCGAAGCTTCTTCTAAGGCTAACCCTCGCGATGCTGTTCGTGGCCAAAAGGGTTATGCTAAAGGTGGCTCAGCTTCCAGCCGTGCTGATGGTATTGCCCAACGCGGTAAAACTCGCGGCACTATGGTGATGTGCGGCGGTGGAATGGCAAGAGGCAAAAAATGATGGCCAGCCGGGGTATGGGGGATATCCTCCCATCCAAAATGCCAAAGGGCAAGAAGACTGCCCGGCGGGATGACACCGACTTCACGCAATATGCTGGGGGCGGTAAAGTATGGGACAAGCCCCGGCCTAAAAATCTTGGGGCACCCAAAGCGCTGACTCCGGCCAAAAAAGCCAAGGCAAAAGCTGCGGCCAAAGCGGCGGGACGTCCGTACCCTAACTTGATCGACAACATGAGGGCGGCAAAATAATGGCTACTAAGAACTGGATTGCTGGCGCAATCAAAAAGCCGGGTGCTCTTCGGGCGCAACTGGGCGCCAAAGAGGGCAAACCCATTCCCGCTAAAAAGCTTGCCGCAGCAGCTAAGAAGCCGGGTAAACTTGGTCAACGCGCACGTTTAGCTGAGACACTTAAAGGCATGAAATGAGCACTTCTGGCGTCGCTACTTTTAACCCTGAACTCACCGAAATCGTTGAGGAGGCGTTTGAGCGTGCGGGCGCAGAGTTGCGTACGGGCTATGATCTTCGGACGGCCCGTCGTTCCTTGAATTTAATGTTTGCTGATTGGGCCAATCGCGGCATCAATATGTGGACGTTTGAGCAGGGCACTATTAATCTGGTGCCGGGCCAAAACACTTACGCAGTACCGGCAGACACCGTAGACCTGCTGGAGCATGTGATCCGCACTGGGGCCAATACGGCATCTACGCAGGCTGATCTGACTATCACCCGCATCAGCGTTTCCACCTACGCTACGATCCCCAACAAGCTGCAACAAGCTCGGCCTATCCAAGTTTGGTTCCAACGCCTCGATGCAAAAACTTCTTCGGTTGGTACGACCCTAAGCGGGACAATTACTTCGACAGATACCACGTTAACAGTCGCTTCTGCCGTCGGACTTCCTGCTACTGGGTTTGTCCTGATCGGGACTGAGACAATTGGGTACGGCTACATAACCGGTAACACCCTGTATAGCTGCACTCGGGGCCAAAACAACACCACGGCTGCAGCCCATACCACTGGCGATAGCGTTTACGTACAAAACGTACCGGCTGTTACTTTGTGGCCCACGCCCGATAACAGCACTCCCTACCAATTTGTGTACTGGCGTATGCGCCGCATTGATGATGCTGGCGGCGGCGTGAACACGATGGATATACCTTTCCGGTTTTTACCTTGCATGGTTGCTGGGCTGGCGTATTATTTGGCGCTCAAAGTTCCAAACGGAACGCAGCGTTTGGAAATGCTAAAAGCTCAATACGATGAGGCATGGGAACTGGCAGCAACCGAAGATCGTGAGACTGCAGCCCTACGTTTTGTGCCCCGCCAGATGTTTATTGGTAACACGTAATGCCGAATCGGTTTGCTTCTGGTAAAAAAGCGATTGCCGAATGTGATCGCTGTGGGCAACAGTATTTGTTGAAGAAGCTAAAAATTGAGATAATTAAGCAGCGACAATATCAGTTGCTGGTGTGCCCAGAGTGCTGGGACCCAGACCAACCGCAATTGATGCTTGGTACATTCCCAGTAGAAGACCCGCAAGCTTTGAGGAATCCCCGTAAAGATACAACGTATGTAACTTCGGGAAACAATGCTAACGGTAATCCTTCTGGGGGTTCCAGAGATATTCAGTGGGGCTGGTTGCCAGTAGGCGGGTCCAGCCAATTTGATGCGCCGTTGACCCCAAATTACTTGGTGGCGACGACAAGTGTTGGTACAGTAACGATATCGGTAACGTAGGAGTTAATTATGGAAAACGGTAAATCTGATCTGGCTCAAGACAAAGCCATGATTAAAAAAGCATTCAAGCAACACGATGCCCAAGAACACAAAGGTGGCAAAGGCACTTCGTTAAAATTGGCCAAAGGTGGCAAGACCAATATGCAAATGCGCACCCTTGGGCGTGGCATGGCTAAGGTTATGAACCAGCGCAAATCTTCGCGTGGAGGTTAATATGGCTACTTACAGCAAAAAGATGATGGGTAAGGAAGTTGGCAGTGCCAGTGTTTATGCGCCACCGCATAAGATGAATGGCAAGGCTATGGCAATTTCTAATAACCCCGGCAAGCCTTCCGATATCAGCAGCCTTTCGACCATGAAAATGAGCGTTGGCATGATTAACAACGGTGATAGCACCACCAAGACTGACGGCATCAAAATCCGTGGTACTGGCGCGGCTACCAAAGGCGTAATGGCACGAGGCCCGATGGCATGAACTACTCTGAGTTAACTGCTGCTATTGAAGCCTATACGGAGAACACGGAGACTAACTTCGTGGCGGAGATTCCTGTCTTCGTTAAACAGGCAGAGCAACGGATTTATAACTCAGTTCAGTTTCCTTCAATACGTAAAAACGTAACTGGGGTAATGTCGAGCGGCAATAAGTACATGGCTTGCCCAGCAGACTTTCTTGCTGTTTACTCGATGGCTGTGTTCCCCGCATCCGGTACAGGCGACTACGCTTATTTACTGAATAAAGATGTGAACTTTATTCGTGAGGCTTACCCAAACCCAGCAAGTACTGGACAGCCTAAGTATTACGCTCTGTTTGGCCCCCAGTCCACCAATCTTGCGGAGTTGACGTTCATCCTTGGCCCAACACCGGATGCTAACTACAACGCTGAGCTGCACTATTACTACTACCCCGAGTCCATTGTGACTGCGGGCACTACGTGGTTGGGCGACAACTTTGATACTGTACTGCTGTATGGCTCTTTGATTGAGGCATATACCTACATGAAGGGTGAGCAGGACATGATGGCGCTATACAACCAAAAGTATGTAGAAGCGCTTACGCTGGCTAAACGTCTGGGCGATGGTATGGAGCGTCAAGACGCATACCGTAGTGGGCAAGTTAGGGCACAGGTGAGCTGATGTCGATTGTCCAAACTCAAACCACCAGCTTCAAGAAGGAGTTGTATCAGGGCATTCATGATTTGTCTACGGACAACATTTATATTGCCCTGTACACCTCTGTGGCCGATCTAAACGCCGCGACTACGGCGTATTCGGTTTCTACGGTTGGGCAGGTGTCTGCTACAGGCTACACGGCTGGTGGGCAGATCATGACTGGGGTAGCTATTAATACCGATGGCTACACGGCCTACGTCAACTGGAATAACGTATCTTGGTCTGCGGCTTTGACTGCTCGCTGCGCCTTAATTTATAACGCTTCTAAAGCAAACCGGTCAGTTGCTGTGCTGGACTTTGGCTCCGACAAGACTTCAACCACCACTTTCACAATCACAATGCCGTCAAACACAGCCACGACTGCATTGATCCGCTCGTCCAATTAAGGAGTACCTATGTCCTACGACAAAATCACCGCGACTGACAAAGTAGAGGCAGTCACCAAGTACAACACCATGCCCGAGGACTCCA